GTTTGTTACCTGATCGCATTTGCAAATAGTTATAATGCCTAACGATATATTTGTCAGGATTCGCTAATGCTAGTTGGAATAAATCATGTAATGGTCCTGTACCATTTGGTGTGCTAATCACAATCAATCGACCAAACGTATCAGGCTGTCCTACTTTAGGTCTAAGACGGTTTGTAATTTCTTGTAATGTATCCTGCGTGTACAATGCTGCTTCGTCTGCTACCCAAACACCGACGTTTAGACCTCTTAAATTTTCTCTTTGCTCTGCACTTTTACAACGAATAAAAACGCCATTAGGGAACTTAATTGTAAGTTCAGAATTGTTGATATCCTTACCGTCGACAAGTCCGAAATATTCTATACAACTACGTTTTAATGGCTCCCATATCAAAGACTTAATCATTGCACCAGTGGGCGCTGAATAGATTACGTCTTTGCCTTTATGATAGCGAGGATCTGTTGCGAATATAGGTAAGGCTATAGACGCAAGAAACGTCTTACCACTACCAACAGGCACTATATCAATGGAATGTTTGTCGGTAGTGAGCCAATCGCGCAAGATGGTGTTCTGCTCGCCATATAATGGAATATCAATATCTCTTGTCATACTTTATTGCCACTGTGAATGATTCTACCCGGCGTTCCGATCCTTTCTTTACGCTGAGGTTTTGTATTGAGATATTCTTCAATTTTTATGTTTGGTCTATATGCTTTAAATTGATCATCAAACTTTTGTGGATTAATATTTTGAAAATTAAATTCTTGAATGGGTGGTTTATATTGATTATTGTTAACTCTATAAAAGTTAACGTGTGGGTTTCTTAACATCACAATCAACGCTCTATAATACCAACTTTCTTCAGTAACCTTTAATACGTGCGGGTCTGTTTTAGTTTTATAATTCTTTGATCCTGCGTACACGTTATTATGAAATTTGGTATTACTTATGTAATCGAATCCGATCATGTATACTTGATCAGAATATTGGCAAGCCATCAATAATGCTAAATTTCCACTATCCATTTTGCCGGGCATATTAGTGATAATACCATTAACACTAGGTTTTATCAGGTAATTATTATTTCTATCACAGTCTTCTATGGTAAAACAACATTGTCGATGAATTCCTGAGTTTATAATCTCATTGATCATTAAGTCATCAACTGCTACCAATATATCAGGTATAAAATCACGGTAAAGCGCATTGCAACCAATCACTCTACCGTGTTGTTTCAACACGTTTAAATCAAATTGCAAACGTGATGTGCCATTACCTAATACAAATATAGGTTTCATTTCCAATCGTCTAAATCTACTTGAGGAAAATTAAAGCCAATTGCAACTGATTTGCCATTGCTTGTAACATCAACTTCTTTTGTGTCGCTAATCACTTTAGCAATGATGAATTTCTCATAATCTCTAACATCATTCCATTCGTTTGCTATAATTGCTCTATGATAATGTTCAGCAATATTTTCTGCAAAACTTTTTCCTGTTTGCTTTGCAATGGCTTCTAATAGGTCTTTGCCACCTAATTTTTGAATTGCTCCGGGTTTTCTACCTGAATTTGGTCGCGCACCGCCGCGTCCTTTTTTGGTTTTTTGATTGTTGACCAAAGATTCTTCTGTCATTTTATACCTTTCCTAGGAATAATTCCATAACAAACGCATTGTATAGGAACTTCCTTAAAAAATCTTGTTCATGCTTCATGTTGATTATGAATTGTTCATTACTTAATCTCCATAATTCTCTAGGCTTCAAGTCAGGATGTTTAGCGTAATCTTCTTTATACTCATCTAATAGATTTTGCTCTAATCTTTTAACTGTATAACGCTTTTTCATGCCTTTTTTACCACCAGGAGCAGCATCAGCATTACTTCTGTTAAAACTCATTGGATCATCTTTGGCATTATATAATTTTAGTAAAGAAGCCTCGTGTTTTCTCATTTCACTGACTGAACCTTCTTTAAGAATATAGCGTTCCCAATCTTCAGGTTTTTGTTCAATTATGGGTTTCACTATTTTACTTGAACAAATATATCCATCGTGAATGTTACAACCTTTTGCAGTACGTGAACCAATATACCACATACCAGTTGGTTTATGAATCCATTTGTATACAAAGGCTTGAGTTATAAGGTCCATAATAATACTCCAATGAATATCCCGATCATAAGTTCGGGGAGGCAATAGCGAAATGTATACCAGTTCATGATTGTAACCTCTGTTCGAATGCTATCTTTAAATCCTGATAGCGAGGACCTTTATTCAATTCTTCATTGAATTCTTGCATTTGCTTTACTTCTTCTATTGGAAATGTTTCAATCATCCACAATAGTTTTCTATAGCGCCATGAGCATTGACAATGTTGTGCGAATTCTCTTTTAGTCATTTCCAATATTCCAATATAATAGGGTGTCTAGTATTGTGTGGTTTTTGTCTACCATGGAATACTATCATGTTTGATGTGTCTTTGTGTCCATTAATTTCATATTCCCATTTGAAACTTTCATACCAATCGTGTGGCCAGAATTCCATCTTGTTTTTATACAATGACCAAATATATCCTTGGTCGCCACTAGTGTGATATGTGCTGGTAATGTTTTTTGCTCTAATTACCATGTTATTCCAAATGTCATGATGTGTATTGTTGTTCCAACGTAAAACCCCTGATCCTAATGAGTTTATGTTAGGATTGTGAACTACTGATATATCGATCAAACCCATAAACATGTTAGGCTTGTAAGTTATCCAATGATCAATATTACTTGTAATTATTGTATCCAAATCTAGATAGAAGTTTATTTCGTTATCAAATAAGTTTTGTTTAAACATATATGTCTTCCACCACCAACCAGTTAACTTATATTCTGTTGGTAATGGTATGACATTGATATTCTCATTGAAATTACTTGGATCTTCCGTTAAACAGTAAAACTTATATGGTAATGATAAGTTTCTATTAATCATGTTATACATCTTATTGACGTAATCATGATTATAGACTTTATTGTTACCATGTTTTACTGTAATAACGTTTATCATTGTTTTTTCTGTTTAACTTTTACTTTAACTTCTTTTACTATGGGTTCAGGTTTTTGTATGGGTTTTTTGTTTTCTCTTACCCACTTAATATAATCTTGTAGTAGGTTCATATGTAAATCTTTTCGTAATCTTCTGGATTGTCTGTTTCATCAAGACCGTCCCAATATGTGCCATCTGTTTTTCTGCGGAACTTCAATGTTCCGAATACAGTTAAAAACTTTTGATTCTCTTTGCCCCATTGCTGAGTGAGTTCTAAGAATCTATCTTTGCCTAACATAATTTGCAATTGTGTCTTGCAATCTTCTGGACTAGGATTGATATCGTTTTTTGTATCCTTTAAAGTGTGCATGAAACCAATACACTTATCGATTTCATCCTCAGTCATATATTTGCTGAGTTCGGTTACCATTTTATCAAAATTTTTAATGTGTGCAGTGAAGGGTCTGTCAATTAATCCAAGTTTACTCATGATAGTTCCTCAATGTAAAGTTTTGCCGATTGAACTGACATCTTCAGTAACGTTTGTGCGTCCTTTTAATTCTTGTCCCAAATCTTTCAATGTCTGTTCTTGGACAAGGGCGCCCAAGAACTCATAGACGGTTTTGAGACCAAGAATCTTTAAATCAAAGATGCGTTGATTATCTTCTGATAACTCCGATACATCAATTTCCATCATTTTGTTGATAGATTTTTCAATATCTTGCATCAATGGTTTAACTGTAACTAATAACTCACCACTTTCATCTTTGACGAGTTTATACGAATATTCTAGCATGTAGTAGTTCCTTAAATTGTTGAATTGTTATTTCACTGTAATTTGATTGCGATATTTCCAATGATTTTGTACCATTGATCCTAATGATCTTTTGATTAGGATAATCTTTACACGTTTTGCGCAATCGTTGTAACCATTGTGTGTCACGCATTGATGCTGCGGGCCAAACATGATTTTTTGCATAATTGGGTGTGCCAGCGTATACATTAGGCAATGAAGAAGGACCCATTGAATAATCGAATCCCAGCATGTAAACAATACTGTGACCATTCTTCATGGCTAAACGTAATGCAGTGTTTCCACTATCAAGAGTTTCACGTTGACCACTTATAAAGTTGATAGGTTGACCTTCTTTTGCCATTTTATCAACACGATTACTATGTTGCGTGTAAAACTTGCATAGTTTATGACTACCTGATTTTAGTATTTCATCGACCATGCTAGTATCCATACTAATCAGATAGTCTGGTATCAAATCACGATATAAAGCATTGCAACCATAGGTAATCATTAGAGCGTTGATTTCATATAAGTCAAACTCCAATCTACTAGGACCATTACCTATGACAATTGCTTCATGCATTACTTGTTATCTTTCTTTTCTTTGTATCCACTAGCATATGCTGCTTGTGCTTGCTTCTCTGCATCTTCACGTTTGCGGTATAGTTTACCACTATCACCCCATCTGTAATAGGCGGTTCCATTTTTCATGATACGTTGTATGGGCATAATTTCATTCTCCTTACTTGTATTTATTTTAGGGCAAATATTTATGTGCCTATCTAATATTATCTTGCTTTTGAAAAACTTATCGCAAAGTGCGCAGCGCCAGCCTTTTCTAATCCATTTATGATCTACATAATTGTAGACCTCATGTATTGCGGTGTCCTTCTTGTTGTACTGTATTTGACTCATTTCTGTTCCTTTGAAATCTACGTCTTTGAGCCAAACTCATATTCTTTCTATGTTCGTCAGACTTAGGTTTACCTAGTTTAGCCATACGCATTTTTGATTTAGTCTCAGGGCTCTTTGGTTTACCCAAACTTAATCTGCGCATTGCTTCTGCTACCTTCTTGTAATGACTTTCACTTAATGGACCTGTACCTCTATACCATTCAGTGAATCCATCTTCAATTAATGGACAAGGTATTTCGTCAATACTAAATTTTCTAATATATTTTACGCCGTTAGCATCGAATCTGTGCCACCGGCTCCACATTCCTTTGTAAGCCATGTTATCCTTTGTTAAATCGTTCTTGTAATCGCTTGATGAATTTGACATGCGTATCTTCCCTGTCGATGACTTTCTCTAAATATGTATCCACTGGATATTGTTCGGGTAATGCTAAAATGTTAATGACACCACCACTACCAAATATATTGTGACTTACACGATTGAAGTTGTTTTTATTGTAGTTGGGTACGCCGATCCAGTATAGGTTATACTTTAATTCAGTAGATAAAAAGTCGTATATAAGATCAAAACCTGTACCATGCATTGCTTCATAAAAAATAACAGGTTTGCTTTTACGAATAGTTTCTTTCATACCCTCAAACACTTTTAGTTCATGACCTTCTACATCGATTTTTATTAAGCCGGGCAATGGTAAATTTTGATCATCAATTCTAATCGTAACACATGGTTGACCATTATCACTCATCATGCATTCACCATAGTTTCCTAATTCATCCAATTCATAATCACTAATGAATGCATCACCTTTAACATTTGAACAGGCTGCTTTAATCAATGTAACGTTGTGCAGTCCTTTTGTGTTCATTTCTAACAATTTGAAATTTTTAAGATTGGGCTCAAAACTAAACACGTGTTTAGCACGATGAGCGAATCCTACGGTGTGATAACCAATGTTGCCACCAATGTCATATACGATAGTATTTTCATTGATGTATTGACTCAACAAATCTAATTCGATTTGGGTATACTCACCATACATACGAATACTTTGTCCGATGATAACATCTTTGGTATAGAAATGAAATTTGTCGGTGTATCTAGTTTTTGCGAATGAAATATCCCCAATTGGTTTTTGATACGTGACACCAGTATAATTTGTTTTGACGTTGATTTCATAGGGTAATTCCACTGGTACTTCTTTAATTTCAGTGATTTGCCATTGAACAATATTCTTGTCTTCGTCACGAAGTTTAAATGCGTAATTCATATACTTATTTATTAGTTGAGGTAATGGTTATTTAATTACTTTGCCATAGATTTTCTTGGACCCATATTTTAGTGAATGTGGGTTCCGACTGAAGTATGATATGATGTTCTTCAGCGATTGCATCGATAATATCTATGGCTGTGTTTAAGATATCTTGAATGACTTCAAGTTGAGTAAGTGAGAAGTCGTGCTGATTACCAAATTGTAAATTGTTGATGCTGCCTGCAAGATACGATTGTGGGCTGTTGTTGCGGCAAAGTTTATTATTGAAATGATAACGTTTGTGTGGTTTGCTGTACCAATTGACAAAATCTTTAATGTCTTGATTTTTGCTTATGCTAAGTTCTTGCATATAGCACATGACACCTATAATAGATGAAAGCAATATTTCCTTATCTTCTTGAGGAAAGGTAATGTATGTGGTGTTTGCTTGCGTCCTCTTTACATCATATACAATCTTTTTGATTTTGCGCATTATGTTCTCCTAGAATGCATATTGTATTTATGCTAAATGGCAAAAAAGTATGGATTAAGGGTCAAAAAGGTGGGGACCAAGCCCCATTGCCCGGTCCCCTAATCAATAGATGACATTGTGTGTGCAACTTTATTTATACCATTGATATTGTTCTTTACTTAACCACTTGACAAATTTACCACCGCATGTCATGCAGGATAATTTAGCGAAATGTGGGCCTGCAGTTGGGCCTGCTATAAGTCTATGACCATCGTGTTCTTTAGGTAATGATTTTGGTTTTTCATCTCTTTTGGGATCCCATGCTCTAATACCATCGTGTACATATTTTGGTCTGTTCCAATTGATATTGCTCATTCTATTTCTCCTTCATCCAATGTATATTGTGCCATTAAAGAATATTGAGCCTTAACTTGTTCTGGAGTCAAATCATCATTGAATTCGAATGGATAATATTCACCATTTAAATATAACTCACCATAGAATGTGTTTCCTTCGGGCCATAATGCAAACAGACCATGCTTATGATTTGCTCTATGTTGCTCAGTTACATATTTGTTGATTGGTTTATAACGAATGCGACCCAATAACAAAGAACCTGGATGTTCATTAATATAATCTTCGGCTACTGAGCGAAGTGGTTTGTTATTTGATTTGTCAATGCTGCGTAAAATCTCATCATGTGCCGTAGTTAGACTTGAACGCAAAAAGATCATATACCTAATATCGTGTTCAGTTTTAATCGAGAAATACGCATTAACTCTTTGGTACCTAGCACCTGTACGTATTTTGGCTAAGCAGCAGGTCATATCCACAATTAAATCGTTTTTGGTGATCGGCCTGCCATAACGTATCTCTCTCACTCCCGGCCCCGAAGGGGCTTGCGAAGCAACCGGAAGTGGCGCAGCCACTTCTACATTTACAAAGTCCGTAGTCGGAGACGGAGTGCTCTGCTGAAATGTTTTCTTTTTCATTTCTTTATTCAGTTTCATTTCATTAGAAACGGAATACATTTCAGCAGAAATCAATGTACCTAAATCAATTACCTTTTTATCAATCATTTTAAATCTCCTATATTTTGTTTCCGAGTATTTGTCACTTTAAGATGTGAGAGAGACCGGCCAGCCCCTCTCACTGTGACAAAATATCGGAGAGTGTAACCCTGTCAAAAGTTACAATGTATTTATGCCGTAGATCAAAAAAGTAATTTTTTATGGCGATTTTTTAGCCTTTTCGGGTAAAAATATTGCTTGACGATAAATACAATATACATTATACTAACACAATCATATGGAGGAACCCAAATGAAATTTAATAGTGAAACACAAAATTTATTGGTGCAACATGGTAAACTTGAAGATGAAAAGGCACGCAAGTTTATTCGTAAAAGTTTGGGATTAGCAAATAAAAAAGTTGAAGCGACCAAACACGCAATTTTATCTGGTCCTCCGGGCGTAGGTAAAACATATGGTACAACGGATGAATGTAATAAAAATAAAATTAATGCCATTGTTATTGCTCCGGGTACAAGTGATATTGAACTTGCTGTAAAAATGGCATATGGTGTATATAACCTACGTAAAAATGAAGAATTGGTTGTTATTCTTGATGATGCTGATGATGTTGTATTCAGAGATTATGATACACTAAACAAATGGAAAATTGCATGCGGTGATGTTGATTATGATGCAGGCATTATTCCTTCATTCAATCATATGGTAAGCATGAACAATACCCTTGCTGCTTTAAAAAAGCAAAAAGGTAAAGAACCATTGATTGAAGCAATTGAAAGTTTCATCAGTGCTGATAGTGTTGGTATGAGCATTCCAACAGACCGCGTTCGTTTTATTATTTTATGCAATTTAGACCTCGAAAATGAAAAGAATTTCAGAGGTAAAATGCGTAGTGCTGTTGGCCCCGTTCTAGACCGATTTGAGTATAAGCGAATTGAATTGCCCTGGGATCAACAATGGGGTTGGCTTGCATATACACTTAGCAATAGTCAACCATTTCCAAACGAACCTTTAAAAGTAGAACAGAAAAAAGAATTGCTGAATTGGATGTATAGTAATTGGAAGAGTTTGCGTTCTACCAGTTATAGAACAGTTAAGAAACTTGCCGCTGACATGATTAATGATCCTGATAATTACATTGATAGTTGGGAAGAACAATTGATTGGTAAATAATGACTAAGAAAAAAGACATTTTTGATGATTTGGTTTTGCCTACTGATGATGAAATTAAACATGAAACACATATTGTTAAAATTAAGCAGGCTATTAAAGGCAAACCTAAAACTAAAGAGCAAATAGAAAGACGAAAAGCATCAATGCCAAATCAATCTGGTGCTAATAATCCTTTTTATAAAAAACAACATTCTGAAGAAACTAAAATACAAATTAGTCTAAAAAAGAAAGGTACCTCACCGGTTAATAAGGGTAAACATCATACTGTTGATACCTTGATGAAAATGAGCAAACCTCGTAGTGAAGAAGGCAAAGCAAATATGAGAGGACCTAGAGAAAAGAAAACATGCCCTCATTGTGGTGTTATTGGTGCTGGCGGTAACATGGGTCGATATCATTTTGATAACTGTAAACACAAATGAAATACACAATTTTATTTTTAACAATCTTCTTAACCGGATGTGCTACTGGTTGCCGCAGTCATTGCGTCTTTGGTTTCGGCCCAGGGAATGCTGCATTTGACGCAATGGGTGACCATTATAATACAATGGATCCCTGTCAATATTATGGTAAACCTGAAGGATACCAATTAGCCGATTTCTGTTTCAAAAATGCAGGCAAGCGTGTAAAATACGTCTATGATAAGAACAACAAACTTATCTATACTGTGAGGTAAAACAATGGAACTGACTATTGAACAAAAGATGAACCGTGATATAGAAAAAATTATCACATACCTAGAAGATACTAAAAAGATTCATGACTACGAAGCGAAAATTGAAGCCGTGCATCGAGCCAACTTTCAAGTCAATGGATTTACATTTCATTGGCAAGATAAACTTGATGACACATTAAAACGTTAACAGTGCTATTTGCCTCGCTCCTTCTTATCCATTAACTCCAATCAGAGGCAAATTCAGACGTATCTGGCCCCGAATACGGCACGAATCGGGGTTTTTTTACGGATATAAATACATCATGACAAATACATATCGACAATTAACTCCTGAAGATCATCTAAAAATGATTTACAAATGCAAAGTCATTAAGGATGGTGAAAAGGTTGTAGTTCCTGATCCACTTCATATACATAACTCTGTTAATTTCTATGATGAAGTGAAACATCATGTTGAAGATGTAGTGACACTAAAATTCATTGAAAGTGATTACAATCGTTTTATGCTCAATTATGAAAACTACATTGATTTGATTCATGGAATGAGGGATCCCATCATCAAAGATATGTTTGAGAAGATGATGATGTATGTTAGATTAAGAAAATGAGCAAATATCAATTCATCAAAACTAAGTTAGAGGTTGCGTATGAATTGCATCAGTTATGGGATGATTATCCATTGTACAAATTTTTAAAAGATGAACAATGGATAAGACAGCGAGAATTGGATATTGCTGAATGTATTGTTGATCGAGAATCTTGGATAGAAGTATGTAGAATAGTTTGGATGAATAAGAAAACTATTTTATAATATACCAAGTAGGAAAATTACACCATTTTTCTTTTTCCCTACAGTTAATGACATTAACTGTCTTTTGATATTGTTTTGCAAACTGATCAACTACACTTATTACTTTCGGCCATTCCTTAGCATAATCATCTCCGGCGAAAACACCACCAACTTTCAATTTTTTATACCAATCGGTAAGTGTTTTGCCATTCTCTTGTCCAGTATGAGCATATCCATCGATATAGATGAAATCAAAGTATTCGTCTGGGAACAAATCTAGTGCTTCTTCAAATTTCATGATGAGCAATTCATAGCGACCTCTATAAGGCATGCAACGTTTTAATGCACGTTTATATTCCTTGACATTATGACCTCTATCGGCATACATATCAACACCATAGAAGAACATATTAGTATCTCGCAAAATGCGCTCATGAAAAACGCCTTCTGCTACACCAAGTTCAATACCAATACCATTGTCTGGTGCTAACTTTGCTACATCTTGTCTGTATTTTAATTCCATCATTTGTTCTTTCAAAAAAATACCCACATTGCTGTGGGTACTTAAGGTTTGCGTGAATTTATTATTTTTTTTACGGAAATATATGAGCGTAGACGATTGCTTCTTTTCAGGAATTTATATGGCGAAAATATTTGAGACATATTTTCTTGAGGACAAATCTTAGTTATGCATTCTAGATTTATAATTTTACAAAACCGCAATCGTCTACAAAACTATTTATGCCTTTCGGCAAAAAACAATAAATTATTCTAAGGTACTGCGAAGCATCCACATGTACTTTGAATGTGTATCCATGCGCCCTTCTAAGAAATTGATCAAGCCATAGACTTTCAATTCTTCAGCGATATCATGACATTCTTCTAAATGATCCATAACAATTTGCGTATCTGCTAATAGTTCTTTGACCATTCTCATATCTTCGGGTGATTCACTTGCATCTTTGATACGACCTAATTCTTGAATGCGTTTAAGAGCAAAGGGTGCGAGCCCTTCGATTGCACGAATATGTTCAGCAATATCATCCAAACTGCTCTGAGCATCTTCATAAATTTTGCCAAATAAAGAATGACGTTGTGTGAATTCAGGGCCAACTACATTGACATGAAAACCATGTGCTTTGGTATAATACTGAAAACTTGTTGCAAAATATCTTTTCATTGCGTCAATAAGTTTTTCCATTTTTTGTTTCCTCTACTATTATTTATTTAGTTCACCCTTGAATACGATTTTTGGGGGAAAGAATTCTATTTGCTGAATGCTATTGGACCGTTTTCCGATGACTTTTAAACCACACCATATGCCGGCTAAAAAAGTCATGCATGTCAAAAAAACTACAGTAACAATCATTACTTCTGTTATTGTTCCTAGCCAGTGTGGTAATGATTTAACAAATGTCATCATAAACTCCATTTACATTTTACTCCCATGATAATGTGGATTCGTTCCACTTGTGTAATACCCCATCATTTGGTTGATCCACTGGGGCTTTCCATAAGCAAGTTTCTTCGTCTAGTATCCAACTAGTATAGGGTTTCGGTGGTATAAAAGCATCACGATTAGGGTCATACATATAACCCTTACCAGCATAATTTTTTCTAAATGCAGTTTTACCATCTGAATGAACCCCACCGCGAGAATTATAACTTGTTCTTTTGCAAGGTTGCTTACGAACTTTGCTGTAATAATCTTCCCAATCGATATGCAATTCATCTTCATTACGACCGGTAATTACTTCAGTTACAATATTGTTTTCATCTAAAAATGCGTAATGTGCCATTATTATACTCCGAATGTTACGTTACCAGTACCAGCAGTAAACGAATATATCGTATAACCAGTAACAGCATTGGATGTAGAATACGTCAATCCAACATCAATATTGGCAATGATTGTATCCAATACTTTAAGAATTACAATACCGGAACCGCCTGCGCCGCCTGTTGCAGCATAAGCAGCAAACTTACCACCAGCGCCACCACCCCCACCACCTGAATTAGTATTACCACTGGGGCTTGATGAAGTATCAAACGCTCCACCATCTGCGCCACCACCAAGTCCACCGGTGCCGCCGGGGCCGGATGTTGTGCCCGGGCCACCATGATCGCCGCCACCGCCACCGCCACCATAATATGTGGCAGTACCTGTTATTGATGAGGAGATACCATTACCACCATCTCCAGGTACGTTAGCACCAGTGGCATCTGTACCAATTGCACCAGCGCCACCACCACCGCCACCGCAGCCACCACCGCTGATAGAATATCCCTCGCCCCCCTCGTAACCTTGCCCTGTTGTACCTGTACCCTTATTACTGCTATTCTCCAAAGCGGCACCGCCGCCAGAACCACCATTAGCAGCAGAACTAGTATAAGTTCCTCCATAACCTCCTCCTATAGCAGTATGTGCGGCAAATACCGAATTGCCACCTGATGTCGCATCGGGTGTAGTTGACGTTGAACCGCCTGCACCGCCTGCACCTATTGTGATTGTATATGGAACGAACAAAGAAACAGAAGTATTAATATCGGTCAAATAACCTCCACCACCCCCGCCGCCGCCGCCCCATGCGCCACCACCCCCACCACCGCCTGCCACAACTAGATAATCAATAGTTGTAGAAAAGATGGTATTGGATTTATTATATCTCGCTTGAGATGCTAAAGTTATAGTCATGCTAACTCCGATCCAAATACATTAAAACTCAAATCACCTGATTCAGAATAAACTGTTATAACATCAGTTGCGGCTAATGTGATACCAAATGTTAGAGCAATACTATCATTACCTGGTATAGCAGTATCATAAGCCAAATAATGTTGATCGGCCTGCGTTGCTCCTGCAGGACGTACAGAGATTCTAAATCTAGAAGCCACTGCGTCTCGGTTGCAGACGTTAATTGTTGATACAACAGCACTTGTTGCGCTGGGTACTGTGTATACATCGCTTGGTGTCGTTGCTCCTGGGGCTGATTGCCCTAATACTTTATAAGTTGTTGCCATGATTTACATTCCTGCCAATAAAAATACGTTAAATGTTTCGCCACCTCCGCCGCCACCTGACTGTGGTTGCCATGATAGATTGCCTGTGCCATCTGTGCTTAATACATAATTTGCTGTGCCGCCTGTAATTGTAACATTAGCAACATCACCCAAATCAGTAGTACCAGTAACTGCTATATCATTTAGTATAGAAACATTACCAGAAATATTAACTGGTACTGTGCTATTACCTAGGTTAATTGCACCAGCCGTTCCAGTAATACCGACATTAATATTACCCTTAACATTGGACAATCCATTAGCAATACCTATTTCAAACGCTAGCGCACCTGTAGTTGCTGTTCCTGCAGGACTAATAGCATTTCCAGATGTGAATGTTATATTTCCACTATTAGCATTACCGGTAGAACTATTAGCAATACCACCATTGAATATGATTCTACCACCGGCCGCAGTATTGGGAGTTTGTGCGGTTCCACCATTAAATGTAATATTACCAGCCGTTGCATTACCAGTTGAAGTAACTGTCGCTGTTCCACCATTGACGAAACCACCACCGCCCGTAGCATTTCCAACATTACTTTGCGCCCCGCCCCCAGTAAGTGAGAACGTGCCTCCGACTGCGTTCCATGCATTTCCGGTACTCAGACCATTAGCGACGCCGGCAATAAATTGAAACGCGCCGGCTTGTGAATTTGACGCAATATTGCTATTAACATTACCGGCTCTAACAACTAAGTTTCTAGTCGCAGTAGTGCTACCATTATCTGCCACTGCGATGTCTACCGTTGCGGTATTATTAGCAAATAAAATATTACCAGAATTAATAGTTAAATTACCAGTATTGACATTACCGATCACATTTAATGCACCAGTAATATTAGCAACATTGCTTGATTTATCAAACGTAAAGTTTGAAACACCGTTTAAACTTCCATCATCATTGAATTGAACTTGTGTGTTAGCACCTCCTGGAACAGCAACACCTGGTGCACCACTGAAGCCTGAGTATCCAGATATACCTTGCTGACCATCTTGACCACTATATCCTGAGTATCCAGATATACCTTGCTGACCATCTTGACCACTATATCCTGAGTATCCAGATATACCACTTTGTCCAGGCTGACCACTATAACCAGAACGACCACTAAATCCTGATGTACCTTGCGGACCTTGTGGGCCTGTTGCACCTGAATATCCGCTGATACCAGAACCACTATATCCTGATGTGCCAGAATATCCAGATATACCAGAATAACCAGATATTCCTGAAGATCCTGAATACCCTGATGTACCGCTGTATCCAGATACACCTTGAATACCTTGTTGTCCTGAATACCCTGATGTACCGCTGTATCCTGACTGACCATACATAACTTGTACAGCAGTTAAAATAATACTAGGACTCATGGGAGTCGTTGGATTGGTATCTGGTGGTAATGTTTCGATACTTACCAATAAACTATCAGCATTCCAATATAATTGATATTGGTCACCTGCTTGAGCAGTGAAAACATAGTTTACTGTACCGACCAAATGTCCATAAATACCAGGACGTGCTGCTGGGATATCAAATCTACTAGAACTATTTGGTACATTATTGTTGTTCTTTTTCAACCAAACATCAGCATAATGTATCACATTGCTTTCTGTATTTTTGAATTGAACACTATATGTAATTGAGTATGTACCTGCATGGGCAAAAGTAAGTTGATTGCCATTGACAATAGAAACTCCATCCGCTTCTACTGTTGTATTAATGTTAATAGGTTGTTCGCCGGTAACACTGATTAATGCTTGATTAGTGGTATCTACGAAAGAACCATAATATCCTCTGGTTCCACCAGCACCACTAAAACCACTCATACCAGAATAACCTGATACACCTAATAATGCAGTTCTTGAAATCTGTACCTGTACATCACCTAGTTGTTGAATGGCAACTTGAACTTGACCAGAATCACTAACTGTAATTTGATTAGCCATTATTGACAACTCCGTCTGAATTTACAAGGAACAACAAGAATATTGATTCATCATATGCAGGTTGTGCGCCTTGAGCAGGGAAACTGATTTTGACACGACCAGTAAAACATGCTGGTTCAGTTGCATCAATATCTAAATCGGGATCACCTGCAATTAGATCCCATGTATCATCATCAATTGTCATCGTAAATGTGCCTGCGGCATTATCTACGTTCGTGATTGGAAGATTGATGGGGGTTGGTTTTACAGTATTGACTGACATTGATCCATTTGCATTACTTAGAACGAATTCTGGTCCACCTGATGTAGCAGAAATCGTGAATGTAGTTGCTGTTGGAATCGTTAATACATAATATGTTGTATTGATTGCTACACCACCCATTACTGCACCAGTAAATTGAATTGGTTTACCAACATATAATAGGTCTGTGCTATTACATGTTAGTATATTACTATTTGATGTTGATGTAACTGTAGCGACTACTGGAACTAATGGATAATTTCTAATTTGAAAATCTAATCCAGTGCGTGAATCATGATAATCAGTGATTGCTCTGCGAATGATTTGAGCAGAGATGGTAGCACCAGTCAAATTTACAGGATTAAGACCTGTTTGCCAACCGCTAGTGCTGACAATATTACCCCATGCGAAATTCCAGAAATCTTTTTGATTGAAGATTAATTCTTGCGCAAGTATTTGACCGTCAAATCCCGCGACTTGGTTTAAAGTATTTTGGCTGAACTTTGCCATATTTTCTCCTCTGCTGTCTCGCATCTGACCCTACTGTGCTGACTCGCAAATGTAGGGTGAGTTTACTGACTATAAGTATTTATTATTTTATGACGCAAAAACATAAATGGCGCCGGCATTTACTCCTGTCGTATTTGAAGATGGGGCACCTATAACTAAAGTAAAAGCATCGATATCTGCACCTATACTAGTACCAAATTCATTTACGGTATAAGCAGATGTAGGATCTATTGATTGAATTAATCCATATACAGAACCATTACCTTGGTATATATCGGCACTTCCAGCATTATCCAAGGGAGATGTACCGATCAATAAACTTCCATATTGATTCATAGTTACCGCAGTACCAAATGCAGGTTCACCGGTTAACCTTATACCATTAATTACTGCTTGTTGAGTCCACGTGGATCCTGAACGTGTGAATACATAAAATGCCCCTACTCTAAGTTCATCATTAGGACCTTCCAATCCAGGTGAACCCACTATTAATACATCACCAGTTTTATTAATATCACATGATCTACCAAAAGCGGCACCCACATAAGTATAACCGGTTACAAAGGTTGGGCTTATCTTTTGTTGTTGCGTCCATGTTGAACCTGATCTAGAAAAAATATAACCTGAACCTGATCCACTGCCTAAAACGAAATCTCCTGGGCTACCTGCAAATAGATAGGTAGCATCACTGTTTAATTTTATAGACCATCCTACATTATCATCTGTTGTCGCAGGGGAACCATTAAATTGTTGTTGTAAAGTCCATGTCGTGCCGGATCTGGTATATACAAATATTCGGCCGGCTCCAGAAGCGGTAGTATTATTATATGGATCACCTATTGCAATGTAAGAAGCATCATCATTGAATGAAACGGCATATCCAAATAAACTAGTGTCAATACCAGATGTTGGATTAGCAATGATAGATTCTAAAGTCCATGTAGTACCTTCTCTTTTATAGATATATACTTTTCCCTTTACAATTCCACCTACCGATTGTCCGGGCGCTCCTACCGCAATATAATCTCCGGTATTATTAATGGCAACGCTATATCCAAACTCATCATCTAGTTCCGATTCTCCGGATAGCAATTTGGCTTGCTGCCCCCAAACTCCTGCTATTTTGAAAAATACATATGCTGCTCCATATCTGTCCCCACCTCCTCCTATTGAAGATGGGGCGCCCGCGACAATATAAAATCCATTATTACTTATGGCTGAAGAAAAACCAAATAAATCACCAGCCACTATGTCATTGCCTATTAATTCAGCATATTGTGAATATAATCTACCGGATCCAGATCCAATAGATTGCCATCCTCGGCTGCTGGCATCATTATAAGTTTTTAATAAACTCATACACCATACCTCGTTGCACTACCTAATACCAAATAAGCAGGAGTCGCTGCTGTTTTTAAAATTGTAAATGTGTATGATTGAAGACTATTGGACCATTGCGCGGGAGTTACACTACCTACCCAATTAATTGTTTGAGCCACATTATCTATTTTTACTGAGGTTACGCCATATGCATTTGCAGTTGTAGTCATTAAATAAGTACCTGTAATACTTTGTCCTACATTTACAAGAGAATTAAATGTAGTTGTACTATTGCCTCTAAAATTTAATGTAACATTACTATTGGCTGGATTATTTGCATATGTTATAGCACCATCAAATAACATATCCATGTTGTGTGTGGGTGGTGGTAAATTAATAATATTTACGTACTCAACCGCATACTTAACATTTGATAAATTACCTGTTTTACCGTTTAAATCTACCCATGATAGATTTCCAGTACCATCTGTTAGTAAAGAATAATTTGCTGCGCCACCGGTAATTTTGACATTACCGATATTACCCAATGTTGAAACACCTGTTACAGTCAATCCTGTTAAATTACCTACAGTAGTAATATTGGATTGCGCAGAAGCGGTTATATTACCGGCATATGCTGCATAATTTGCTTGGCTAACGACACCAAATACATTGGCTCCATCTACTGAATATGCTGTATTTGCATAATCTGATATTGTCGCATTTGTAATAGTACCTGTAATTGTTCCAGTGAATGTAGAATTACTGGCTACGTTTAATGATCCGCCTATATAAACCGAATTCGATGCATTGTCAAAAGTGAACGCAGGACTGCCACCAAATAATCCACCATCATTATATTGAATTTGAGTATTTGATCCTCCCGGTGATCCGTTGCCACCGCCACCAGTTTGTGCAGTCCATGATAAATTCCCCAATCCATCGGTTTGAAGAACATATCCATTGGTACCACCAGTAATAGTAACATTACCAACGTCGCCCAAATTTGTAGTACCATCTACTACCAATGCGGTTAAATTACCTAGGCTTGTAATATTTGATTGACTGGCATTAACAACGTTACCGGCATATGCTGCATAATTTGCATTTGCTACATTCGCACTAGTAAAACTTAAATTACCAGCACCATCGGTTTGAATCAATTGACCAGATGTTCCACCTGCTATTTTTACAGTTGTAATAGGACCCAAATTACTTAAACTAGTGACAGTTAAATTTTCTATGGATACTGTATTACTACTATTATTAAATGTAAAGGCATTTGATCCTGCTAATGCCCCTATAGAATTATATTGAATATTAGTATCACTACCGCCGGCGATAGGAGCAGTACTAGTATAAATTCTTAATTGAATATCAGTGGGTGTAAATTCAATATTATTGTTTTCAATATTAAAATTAGCACTGATTTGTTCTAATTCAAAATTGGCATTTATTTCACTCATTATTGATACCTTATAATTAATCCAATTGGTTCACGATTTACATCAACATATGAACTTATAGGATCTGTCCTAGATACTGATAATGTTACTATACACAAAATAGAATCTGTATCAGCAACTGTAGGAGTGGGAGTTGGTGGAGATCCTACCCCACCACTTAATGCAGTTGGTAAGAATATGTATCCTTGTCCCGAAGCCGGAACTGTGGCTGCTGCAACTAATCCTGCAGGTACCTGTGGTTGAGGAGAATCTAAAACAAGATTACTAATATTAATAATATTATTAATCTCATCCACATATGCAATATCACAGGTATACCATTTAGCGGTAACACTTAATGTCCAACCGGTGATGTTGATAGGATTACCATTACTGTCAGTAAACAAAAATGGTAATGTATATGCCTCTCCAGTATAGATTTCTATACACTGCATTTCGGTACCGGCTATTGTAACTGTTTTTGCGCCGTTTAGTAGTAAACTCATTTTTTGTATTCCTTATATCTATTTATTAAATTTTAAAAAATAGTACCCAAATTATATCAATGCGGTAAGTTTTGAACTATACCACGTGATTGTATATCCATTTAACACGGATACAGTTGCTGTACTATCAGGCACTCTTAATGCCATACCTTGTGCTTTTAAATTATATCCAGCACCAATACCTCTAGATCGAACATCACTGATTGCGACGTTTCCGCTGAACCATTGCAATGGAATAGTAACCAATGTCGGTATATTTGCCCTTAAGGGTATAATACCTACAGTATCATAACGAATCAATTGACTTGCATCAGTATTGTTAGGTAAGATTCTTGTAGCACATGGTGCATACCATAAATCAGTATCAACATCTGAAAGAACATATGCTTGAGATTGTCCAAATATTAATGTCTGATTGATATCGATATCGGGATATTCAGGGATAGAACCATTAAGTTCAGCATTGGTAATTGCTACCCATCCCATCAAGCCCTTAGTTAAAAATCCATCGTCTAAATTAATCTTTTGCCATCCTGCACCGATCGGGTTATTGAATGGATTGCTTGGGTTACTATTTGCCAAGAAATAATTGGCAGTACTTGATGTACCATTCCACCATGGATTATAATCAGAAGGTAATGATAATGTGTAACTTACTACGTTACCTGAACCATCACGCATTAATCCACCGGGAATATCTACTGGACTATTCCAATCTTGCAATAAATTGAATGCATTACCGAATGGTTCACCTGGTGATATTGATATTGTACCGGCTCTGGACCCTACGTTACCTGTACTAATTTCCATCAATACATTACCAACGTTAGCACCTGAAGTTAAAAATGCACCGCTCGTAATAACTAATTGCGTGACACTTTGTGGTGTTCCTGTATTTCCCTCTTGAATGGTCCATGATCCAGTAGATGATTCAGCATAAGAAATTCTACCGGCAGCATCAATTGTAATATTACTCATACTGGGATATACACCTGGCGTAACACCAGTAGTTGTCATGTTATTGCTAGAAATCGTATTAGCAGCAACTTTGTTACCTTGAATAGTAGCATCAGCAAGATTATTGTTAGTAATCGTATTGGATCTGATGTTGGTACCTTTTATACCACCGCATTCAACTTTAATAGTCGCATCTGATAACGGCACAGATGGATCATTGTTTACTACGAATGTTGTATTACCAGTAATATCTACAATACGTGTATTTGATGCTAATGTACCATTACCTGATACTAACAATACTTCACCACCAATACACATATTACCAGTATCTGCCACCGTGACTACATTACCTGTGCTATTTGCATTTGGTTGAATGTCTTCTTCAGCAGTTGTTACTGTGGGGCCGGGCCAATTAATTGCTTGACTGATGCCAGGGCAACTATTGCTCTTTGATCCTACACTATTATTTTTCGCAGTTACGGACCACCAGTAATTACCAGTGGGCAAATCAGTAACACTTATGCTTACATTGCTATTTGCTAACAATGGTTGTCCATTACCCGATACGGTACTATACAATAAATGCTCTTGTACGTTGCTGGAATTTCCGTAATTGAAATCCATGTATAACACAATGCCTGGGCTTGGTACTGTTGCCTGTACGTTCATTGTAGCGATTGTGTTTGCTAAATCTACAGTGACGATTGGACAAGCAGGTGTACCGATATTATTAGGATCTGCTAAACCAGTATTGAATTCTGGTACGAAATCTTCAATGGAATTATCAGCATAAACGCTATCATTGTATTCGAATGCTGTTATTCTTGCACCTAAACTACCATCACCATATTTTTCTTCGGCAACGTTGTTTACTCGGAATAGTTTATCAGTCCATCCATATTGACTTAATGTAACCTTAATTACATCGCCTGCTTCAACTTGAATACCAGAATAGTCTGTGCTAAATGTAACAACTAAATCTTCGCGGTTCTGTAGTAATCTGCGTAGACCTAGGTATTTTGCTTGAACAGCGTTGTTTACTTGTGGGTATTGAATAACCAAACGATTGATTGGTTCGTTGGGTGACAATAAACTTGGGAAACTACTGAATAATGATACGATTTGGAAGTCGGTTTGATCTTTAATATATTTGTTGGGATATTGAACTTCCATCTCATTGTAAATGCTATTCAAATCTAATGGGTTAACTTCAACACCACTTATAAGATTATCATCATTTACTGAATACAGATTAGCCAATGTTGTATAGTCGGTATAGGATCTGTTGATGACAACTTTCCATTTACCGGTTAATTCACTGTATTGTAACCAACTATCGCAAGCATCGACCAATTGTTGTAAATTGCTTAAGCAGTCATTACCTGTATTCAATGGGCCATCGATTCTATAACGTTGTTGTGTAGCAGTTCCTCCACCGACAGGAATATATTCTATAGTTTCAGCAGCATATGCATCCAATGCTGTTAAACTTGCAGTATCAATACGTGATAATGGTATTGCGCAACCATAACGTTCATTTAATAGATAATCTTTAATGACTGACCCAGGCTGACTTAAACTATTTTCTAATTGGACTTGCAATGCGCCTAGGTTAGTTGTTCCAGCATCTTGGTTGTATTTGACCTTAATAATAGCAAATGCAGTATTGCTCATTGTTGGACTTTCGCCACCAGATGTGTATAATGCACTATTCCAACGTAAATCTGCAGGGATATCACTATCACTTAAAATTTGAATAGCAGTCTGTCCACCAGTATTGATACCAGAATTAGATCCATTATTGAACAAATAAATGAATAGATTACCGTCTACTTTGGTATCAACTTCAGGGGTGCCTGATGAATTTGTAGTTAAACTTATAACCTTAGCAGCATCTCCACCTGTACCAAATGTTACCTTTTTACTATCATAATAAATATCACCGAATGAATATGATGAACCTACTGTGGTATCTGTTACTTCAGCAAAGGAAACAACATAATACATTGTCTTTTGGTCAGTTGACAGTTTAGCATCTGTGATGACACCGGCTATGAAAGCAGAACCATATATTACTGGTAGTTTATTATCTGTTGCTGGTGGAAGTTGAATTCTTGCACCAACGTCACTCGCTCCAGCAGCCTTCTTAGCAGCACGATTGGCAACTAATTTAGATATTCCTATTGTCAATAATGTTCTTGCTGCGAATGCTGCGACCGAACCTATTGCGGCAGCAGTGGCAGCACTAAAACCTACTGCTGTTGCAATCGCTGTTGCACCTGCTGCTATGGCGGTAAAAATTGGCATATCAAATACTCCAAGTCTGTTCTATGGGTTTAAACCCAAATCTTTCATAATTCAAATGTTGACCATTCATTTGACTCATGGTATAAAATTGTATACGACCTTCATCTTTCATGTCGTCACATAATTCAACGTATTTTTTCAATAATTTGTAACCTGCAGTGCTCCCTCGATATTCAGGTTCTACCCAATAAGCAACTTCATTCATTACTAATTTAGTGTTATCCCATAAATAAGGTACACATATTGCTAACAGCATTCCTGTAATAATATTATTTTTTTCACTAACCAATGCTATTCCGCCCCCGGCAATTATAACACTAAGAATTTTCATGGCACTTTTATCATTGATAACCGAAAGGTTATCAATAGAACCACTATCATGGTAATGCCATAACATTTCAATTAATCTAGGAACATCAAATTTTGTTGCGTGTCTTATCATTATTAAGCACCATCATACCATTGTTGTTGGTTATTATTTTCATTAGAAACTTGCGATTCAGTGCTTGCTGCACTTCCTGTCGTTGCCTTAGTTTTAGGATCTTTACCAAAATCAAACTGTTGATCAGCAATACTATACACGTTATTCATCGAACTATCGTTACTATTGAATTCTTGCCAACTAGTTTTGTTAGTCTTTCTTCCTGCTACTCTATTTTCTAATACAGTTTTGTATGAACTAGCATTCAAGGTTACTGTAAAATTATCTGAATCTGAACTTACATCTAATTCTTCAGCAATATTGTAACTTGTGACAATGCCCGTAAAACGTGGATATACATTAGTCAGTACATAATTATTATTATAAAATCCACGTGAGATTTCAATCTCGCTACCTTTAACTTTGGTTGCCAATACAACATAAATGTTATTACCATCTATACCTGATAAACTAATACTGGTATCTGCTGATGTAACTCTTAGATCACGATTTTGAACACCAACTGCTAGTAATCCACCTAGTGGAGTATATGTAACACCATCAATAGTTTCTGCTTTATATGCACTAGAAAAAGTGTAAACGTTGGCATTTGCTGTGTTGCCATATTCGTTATAAATTGTAAGTTTAATGAATTCAGCATTGTTGATAAACGGGACATTATTGCTTACCTCTGGTATATTTTGCATGATTTGTTCCTTATGCTGTCGCAGTCCATTCCACAAGAGTAAAGTTATCGCTCCACTCAATCAATGCATTGCTATACACACTTCCATTTCGCATTGTTTGTCCACCTGGTATCAACTTATATGTAGGCATGTTAGGGCAAAACATATAAAACTTACAAGTATTACCAACAGTAATCCCAGCGCCCGATACGCTACTAGAAATAATATTAGGTCTATTTGTGGTTACTGTAACCGTTGAACCTGTTCCACGTGTTATTCTAGTTGTACTAGTGAATGGGAAAGTATAATTACCAATTTGTATTAGATCATTGGGTTCGAATAGAATTCTACTTGATGGAATAGTAGGTAAACCTTGCAATACAAGTTGATTACCTACGAAACTCTGTACAGTCATTGTATTGATCATTGCAGTTGACATACTACCTTGATACTTGAAAATCCAATTCAAGGCTGGATTATCACCAAAAGTGATAACTTGTGGTGTTGTTCTATCCAATGTGTCGATTTCTTCCATCAATGCTCTTGCTTCATAATATTTAAAACTATTAGGTATAGTCAAAGTAAATTTCCATGGATTATACGTAGGTGTTTGACTGACTCTGGGTAATTCATTTCGAGTGAATTGAATACCTACCATCTTGCGTCGGTCAATTTGTATACTATCACAGAAATTAACAATAGTTTGTAAGCCTGTTGCCATATTCTTTTTCCTTATCTATTTGAGTATGGCATTTCTTTACGTGCCATTTCAACGGTACCCAATAATGTTTTACGATTTTCAGCAAAGAGTTGAGCAACACTCTTAGCATCAATTGCGCTAATATTGTTAGTAATGTAATTGTTAGTGATTGGAGCCTGCACTGCGCCTTGACCGATTTGATTCATCGCACCTTGAACAGCATGATTAGGTATAATCGTACCTGCTTGTTTTGGTACGAAGATTTCAGGTCCTTTTTCACCAACGATACTTGGTTTATTGATTGGAGGAGTACCGCCATTTGCGAATCCAAACAAACTACCAATTGCGCTAAAGATACCACCACTTCCACCAACCATCTTTAATAGTTGTGTTGCTTGTGCTTTGAGTTCAATCTTAATCAAGTCTTGGATGATGGAACGAGCAAAATCTTTGAAACTGAACTTACCAGTCTCAACGAAATTGTCAATAGCATTTTCCATATTCCTTGTGATGGACGAGAATACTTCTCCTGCCCTTGTAGCGGCATTAGTAGCATTATCCATATATTTGTCAAACGCATCTTTCCATCCTGCTTCCCATGATCTGGAATATTCAAGTTGTTTGGTTTGCTCATCAGCAATTAATTTATATTTCTGTGCAATTTGATCTAAACCACTAGCAAGTTCTTCGGCTTGTGCTGCACTTAAATCCATTCCTTCGAAACTTGCCGAGAATACACGACCTGCTTCCAATGCAGCAGTTCTTGCTTGCTCTTGTATGTTGGCAAGTTGTTGTTCATATGGAGAGCGCCTTTGTTGAGCACCTTGGAATTCGGTTTCCTTCAATTTGTCATTAGCAGCAACTAATATTTCACCCAATGTTTGCTGTCTTGCAATTTGGGCTTCTATTGCCTTAGTAATGTTTTCTAAAGTGCGCTTACGATCTTCTTCCAATAATCTAGCAGTTTGTAGGTTATTGATATAACCTGGTAACTCAGCCTTTGCCTTATCGTAGAATTGAGTTAATTGGTCACGTTGACCTTGCAATAATCTAATCTTTTCTTTGATTTGCTCATTGCTCGGATCATTTGCTTGCTCAGTGTTTAGTCTGGATATCTGATTTTCAATATCCTTAAGTTTGTTATTATAATCTGTAGCAAGATCATTTAACGCACGACGCTGTTCAACTTCGTCCTCAGATAATCCGATTAAGTTAGTTTCAAATTGATAACGTTGTTGTAGATCATTTAGTTGAGTACTATATTCTTTAGTTTGGTTCTTTAATTCTTGACCAAACTTAGCAAGATCATCATTTCTTCCCTTAACTATCTTGGCAATTTCAGTTTCAGCCTTAGCGTTAATTTCTTGCGCTTTGGCTGCTTTGAGTCTTTCACCTTGTTCTTTAGAATATTTTTCATTTAAAACATCTTCATCAATTTGACGTTGCGCAGAGGCAATTTCAGCAGAAGAATTTATTCTTATTGCTTTAATCTCATCAGCATTCTTTAGTGCGAGGTTTCTCTCAATGGCAGCATTCATTTCTGCCATGCGCTTTTGGAAGTCGCCGGCTTCTTTTACTGCTCTACGCTGTGCTTTGCCCTTATTTTCTGCATCTGCTTTAGGATCATAACCCTGATAGGAACCACGCCCTGCGCCGGCACCTGATTCCAATGGAGTAATTTTCTTACTGTTTATTTTATCAATTAAATCTGGAATTTTAGCCAATAATTCTACAACCCCACCGCCCAATTTTGCGTTGGGTTGCATCCACCATGGCCATTCAATACTTGACAAATATTTGACAGCATCAGCGACTATAATGATCATCTGTGCCAAATATTGAAGTTTATCAATATGTCCTGCTAATGGAATTAATTTAGTAATTAACCTACCTAACGCAGCAACTAATTCATCAATTTCCTTACCACTTAATTTACCCAGGTATTCAGTTAAAGGTTGAATAGATTTCAACAACTCATATTGAGTAGTTCTTACCGCACGTTCGAACGCACCTTGCGCGGCTGCTGCTGCATCTATTGCTTGTGAATATTGATCGGCTCTATTAATTGAATCATTGAGTCCTGATGCGAGACCTTGTAGGTTTACACTTCTAGCAGCCTTACTTAATAATTCAGTTTTTAATCTGGCTCTTTCACCTACGTCTTCGATTTGGCTTAAGCCGGTAATGGTCTTCTTAAGTAAATCTTGTTCGCTTAATGTACGTAAATCATTTAAAGTGACACCAACTTTGCTGAATGCAAGTTGTGCCTTTTGACTACCATCGGCTGCTTCACCTATGGTCTCAATGAATTTGTACATTATTTGTTCGGCTTTTTCTGCCGATCCACCATTCTCAATAATAGAATCAGTGAATCCTAATACTGCTGCATTGGACAGTTGTGTAGCATCAGCAATATCTTTGATTGCATCAGCGAATCGAATACTTGCGGTAATGGCTGTACCAAATGCTGCAACAACTGCCGCAACATTTATATTACGCATATTACCAGCCAACTTATCTGCACTGCGAGAAAGGTTATCTAATGAATTAGCCTTTAAAGAATTTAATTTTGTGTTTAGTTGATTGACGGACTGTGCTAATTTATCTAGGTTTCTAACCCCCGCAGTCGTGTTAACGTCAACATTATATGTTAAATCAGCCATATTACTTTCCCGCCAATATCTGAGTTATACGTTTTTTAATGAAATCTTCAGTAGGTTTGGTCATACCTACTGGGGCTTGTTTACTGCCTCGCATACCACGATTGGTCATATGTCTTCCTTTATCCAATACCTCAGCATATGGATAATTTGCTTCAATCGTATTACCCTTCAAACGAGTATTAGCCTTGGCATTACCTGTTTTAATAGGTGTAGTATCCTTGAATACTTGAAATGCTTCTTTGGGAAGATTTTTCAGTTTACGCTGAATTCTACGAATAGAAGTATTCATGGTATTTGAGACAGTTAATTTTACTGACATTATTGATTCCTAACTTTCTTAAGCATTGCCTGTAACTGATCTGTTGTATAATCTGGGATGGGATCTTTACCACCATTAAGTGCTTTCTTGTGTTGATAATTCTCAAACGTTAATGCAGCATCCATAATATACAAATCAAATGTGTTACTTCTATTTAATACTTCACTGGGCAATAGACCATATCGTTTACCAAGTGAATCTATCATTAGTATTGACATCATCTTTTCAGAGTTAGGATCAATACTGTCATTTGTTACTTTCCCAATATATCAGTAACCTTCGTAATCGCCTTCATTAATACGTGTGTGGGTAACATTGCATCATCTTTGAGAATTTCTTTTCCCTTTTCATCTAATATCAATGTCTTTACGATTGAAATAATGGACATAGGATTATTATCGGCATTTGCCAATTTTAAAAATACATCCATTGGTTGACGGTCCCACGTATGAAAGGTAATGGCTTCACCAAACTCTTTGATGATATCATCATCATTAAGTGAAACTTCAATTAGTTGGGGTTTGGCTGAGAGTTGAGATAATTTCATTTGTTTTCCTTTTCAATTGTTGTAATTGTATTTATTTGTTCTCGTTGATTTCTTCTAGTAGTTGATTAAGAAGTGCCAAACGAAAAGTTTGTTTTGCTTTTAGTTGTTTGATGGTTGCTTGCATATTATCAAGCATCGGCATCATTTTTGCTTCATCTGCGATTAGACTGCGCAATTTTTCTTCATTGGTTTTATACCATACTTGTTCTTGTTGTGTCATTTGTTCCTCGATAATAAAGGGAAAGGGGCATGAAGCCCCCTTCTTTATACTGATTAAACAGTACCGTTGGTCATTGAACCGTCAACAGCGATAGTTACTGGAGAGACCCACACTGGAGCCTCTGGGTTAACAGTAGGAGCAAGACTTGTGATGAAGCCTACACCCTCTGTGTAATATGCGCCGTTAGATGTACCATTCCAATAAATCTTGAAACTCAATGGAGTTTTGTTGATGCTTAGGTTTGATAGACCAAAGTATGCTGCTGTTGTATTACCAGCACCTGCATTACCGAACCATACTTCGTCGTCAATAACAACGTTTGTAGAAACTTCGTTATCAGCGGGAGTTGGTAACTTCTGAATATCGGTAGAGCAGAAGTCGGTATATGAATATACACCGGTTGAGTTCGTAATCGTGATATCTTGCAAACAGACAACACTTAATGCTGCGTTAGCAACGTTTGTTGTGTCAGTGCTGATTTCGATTACGGGTTGAGTACCGGTTTCGTTAACTGTGATTCTTGCCATTTTAATGATCTCCTTAAATTAGTGGCGTTATGTGTTAAATTCCATTCTTAACAATCTAAATGTCCAGACATGCTTTTCAGACGATGTTGGTCCATACGTTCTTATCTGATTAAAATCACGCTCAAAATACCCATCAAATAATTGTTTACCGTTATCTTTGAGTGCGGTTACTAGATTACCGACGATAGCATTGATAGCCCTATTGTAGGGATCATCTTGATAAGAGATGTATGCAATGCTAAAAGTATCATAAGCATGATAAATTGAAGCGCAGTATTGAATTCCCAATTGGTGAGGATTTCTTTCATCCAAATGCACATCACTAACGTACACACCATATCTGACTACTTCGTTATCGCTTGGAAATTCATCATATATAGGGATATTCCATTGTTTAGGAATATCACGTTTCAATACTGCTATGATATCAGTATCTGTAACGTAGGGTTCGTTAGCAACAGTGTAATTTACATTTGGCATTAGAAGTATCTCCTGTCACCGTTAAAGTAATCCACATCTGCTGTCCAATTTTCTTCAAGTTTCGTAGTGGGACCGTTGGGTGAGTCTTGGTATAAGTCATAGAAGTTCATCAACTCCAGTGCCTTTGTCCATTCTCTATCACAACGTTCTTTTGCAAAATTGTAATTCTGCAAATCAACCTCGTTCATGTTAGATACATCGGTTACTAGACTTTCGTAAAAGCATAATATTGCACCGAATGTATCTAAACGAATTAACGTTTGATCATTTTTGATCAACAGATTAGGGTTGAACGAACTAATTAACTGTCCGTTAGGCAAATTGCTATAATAGTACGCACCTAGAACAGTATCGCAATATTTTTGCCACCAGCCGAATTCAAGTTTATAAAGCCATTCTTGTGAACTGACCTTGAAATAAGGATCCCAATTCACATTTAGTGCTTCTGCTCTACGTTCAGCCGCTGGATCGTAGAATGCTATATCTGCGACTGTTGCGTTACTGATTCTTTGATATGGTACTGACATATTATAATTTCCTGAACAAGGGGAGAGAGTTGCCCCTCTCCCAATTTAGATTAAGCCTGAAGAATGTTAATAGCACCGCCTCTACGTAGATCACCAACGCCAGAACCAAAATAGCCCAGGCCGGTGAGCCATTGCTGTAGGCCTCCCGGAACTTCACCAGTCTTCAACTGTAGACCTTCCTTCATAACAGTGAATAGAGCACTGTCACCGAAATATGCACCAACTAGTGCGGTCTCGCTTGAAACACCAGCGACTGTACGTGTTGCAGATTGTAGGAATGTTGTGAACATAACCATGCAACCATAAACACTTTCGATACGGCCGGTTGATAGCAATTCGTTACCTAGAGCGGATAGGTTAGATCCACCAGATTGAGAAACTGCACCACCAGTTAACTCGCCCAATAGACGGGTTAATGAAGAGCCAGACTGTACGCTAGCAGTTACTGTTGCGCTGTCACCGTTGCTATCTAGAACGATAACAGGGGCACCAGGCATACGAGCAACCTTGAAGTTCTGCTTGACTAAACGAATTAGTTCTAGAACGCTGTTAGCGGTGAAACCAGCGGTAGCACCAGCAGGACTGTCACCGTCAGCGACAAGTTCCATAGCACCTAACTCTAGAACACGGGCGAAACCGTCAGCAGGAGTAGCGGAGTAATATGTGTTACCTGGGGTGGCCTTGAATGACAAGAAAGCCTTAGTAACACGCTGGTCAACCTTTTCAGCGAATGACTCACCCAACTCAGCGCCTAAAGAAGCGGCTAATTGGAATGATGTAGTCCATCCGTAGAAGATGTCGAACGCGGTTTGTGCAACTGCGGGTTCAGCAGTGATAGAACCTTGACCTAGAGCAGGGTTCTGAACAACAGCATCACCAGTACCATATGTACCACCAGTACCAGCAGGATTATAATCCTGATATGTGATTGGTGCGAAGTTAGGAACTAGGAATGTGTTACCTTGTGTAGGAGTAACAACATTAGTCATGTTGACTAGACCTGTGGATTCGTGCATAGCACGTAGAGCGAAGTTAGAAATAGCGGTTGTAAATCCATCCGCTTCGTTATTAGGACCACCTAATACATATGCCATTTTAAATTCTCCTTAATGTTGGCAAAATCAGAGTACTTTACGACTTGAACTAGATACCGTCGCTGTAACGCCTAGACCCTTGAGACCTACATTCTTACCTAGACCATTACGTGCTGCCCATGCATTAAATGCCGCAGGATCACGTGAATAATCTGGTATAGCCTCATCTATAGCGCCAGTGAAAGAACCCATTCCAGGTCTTAGACCAGAACCAGAATTAGTACTACTCTGCTTTAGAAGTTTAGGATTACCCTGCGCAACTTCTTGTACCAATCCTTGTATAGATAATGGCATACCATCCTGTCCATAACGCTCTTGACCTTTGTTGTTTACGATTGTATAAGTACCATCTTGATTCCATTGAATATTAGATTTAACTTTACTTAATGCGTAATCCAACAAGTCTGGATCAAATCTGTCACCCATGGCTCTTTGGATATCAGAATCAAGTTCTTTTTCACGCAATCTTTGCTCTTTTACCTGCAAATCTTGTTGAAGTTTTTGAAATTGTTCATGTAAGTCATTGGTTGTGACACGACCCGCGTTTTGTTGAGGTTTAGTATCCATTACTGGCTGTGCGGAGCCACCGGAGGTTGTTTGAGCCCCGACTCTTGCCATAAATGCTAATGCGTCTTCTACACTTTGGAATTGCATTCCACTTGCATTGGACAAAGCATTTAATAAACTCTGAGTTGTGCTTTTACGAATAGCACCAGGGTTAACGTTTTGCTCATTGCTGTCGTCAGTTGCCTGACCCTGCGCAACACCAGGGGCTTGATCGTTGCCAACGAAATTTGATTTTTGATCCATTGTAATTAGTTCCTTAGTTATAACGTAACAACCGAGTTGATATTGTATTTATACTTTTGGCAAATATATTATATTATCTGCCGGTATTTAATGTGTTAATAATTGCAGGTGCAACTTGTCCAGGATAATATGTTAATCCAACGTTGGTTACTGGGGTTCCAGCACCACCTAATAGACTTGTATTATCGCCCGATTCTGCTTCACCATCACCATTATCTTCAGATTCATTTTCTTCTTCACCATACATTTCATGTTGAGGAATCATGCTTGGTGCAAGATCACGACTATTAACATCTTGATTATCTTCAATCATTAATTTCTTCAAATCACCATTAGGTAATGTTTGAATGTAAGCATTCTCGTACTGAGGAATTTCTTCACTTGGTGCAAGCATTGCAATGATTTCTTTAGTGATAAGACCTTGAATAATTTCATTGTCACCAACCAATTCTTTAGCGGATCTGATTAGAGCCATTCTATAATTGGTATCGTGTGCTTCATAGTCGGTATTATAGTGTACTTCACCTGCCCAACGTACATTCATAAAACGTGCAGCAAATGTAAAGATCATTTCTTCAGCAACTTCCATTAATCTTGCTTTGGCTTTTGCAAGTCTGTGTAGTTGTTTGCGTTCTTCAATGATTGCAATACCGCTAGCAATTTGATTCTTAGTATTACGCAGTCCACCTAAGCCCGTAAGTGCCTCTATCTGTTCTAGGATGTCTTGCTGAGCCATAATGATCTTATCGACATCTCCGGTGTCCACAGGTATTGCTTCAACCTGTCCTTCACTCGCTCTCACGATTGCTCCCGCGTGGACTGGAATACTAATTCCTTTTTCAGCACGAATAATGGTATGTGCGAATTGCAACGCAGTATACTTTTCGCATTCTAATTTATAGTGTTCCTTTTGTGCATCTACTGCTGAATCAATATCTGATACACCCAGATCAATTGTGCGAGGATCACGACGACCATATGCAAGGAATACTGGAATTGCCATACCTGGTGGGAATGTTCCCTCACCGATTAATTCTGCTTCTTTGTTTAATTCACCAGGACCCTTGCTAACTTCATAACTCTTCCAATAACTAGGAGTGGTAGCATCACCTAAATGATAGCATTTAATATAAACACAATCCTCATCTTCCATCTCTTTAATTTTTACATATTTGAGCATGGGTTTGCCGCCATAGTAATCAAATTCCCATGACCAAACGTCTAATGGGTTGATAGCACAAACATAGGGACGTCCTAAATTACCTTCTGTCTGTTGTGGCATATCAACCGCAACCCAACAGTGACCATATATGCTGGTAAGGTCACCTAATCCTTCCATAAAACTCGTTAAACTACGGTTATTGAGGTCAGCATCTAATAAGAATAATTCTGCCCATTCAGTGTTTTTAGGATCAATATAAGCACCAGTAGGTGTGCAAAATTGAACATTACGTTTGATACCGGGTTCGAACAATACATCATTAATGGTATCAACAATATAGCGGCAAATAGGTTGTGCCACTGTATTTGTTATCAAATCATTGTAAAGTGTAGAATCTTCGCTGGGCCTTTTCTTGCGAACCATTTGTTTGAATGGTAAACCCCCCAAATAGGCGTTTTGATAGGTTAACATTTGTAAATAAATGTTATCATATATAGGGCTCTTTTTTAATAAATCTGAGTTCTTCATATTTTTGTTATCTCACAATTAGGGATTTAACCATTAAGCATATGAAGTATTTATGCTTTTGGTTTATGTTTGCACTTATCCATGTGCCATACGTGATGAGTGTTTACTGGACCTTCAACACCGCAATGTGGACAAGTAATTCTTCTATGCGGGGTAACATGTCTAGGGCTTTTGCTATGACGTTCATTTATTAACATGTTATCGACGATTTGTTGTCTTGTACCAGGAAATAGATGCGCAGGGTTTACGCAAACGTAATTAAAGCATGTATGTCCTATCATTACGTCATCAGGAACTATACAATCATTATGTAATTCATAACTTACTCGGTGAGTAAGACGCATACGTTTACCATCTCTTATAAATCCATACCCTGCATTGTTCCTGGCACCTTGCCATTCCCAACAATCATTAAAAGTAACTTCGGTATTGGATAGTAAACGTGTGAATAAGGGTGCATATTTTTTGCTCATATTAACTCCATGTCATGTGATCAGGTTCTTGTTCACCATTAATAATTTCTTCCCATGTTGGGCCGCCGGGATATAATGGGCTATCCGGCATATGTTCTGCACCAGGTGTATTTCTACGTTGTATCCTTTGATCCATACCCACGTATTCTGCGATACCTTGTGCATTATGAGTTATCGGGAATAGGTAATGAATTCCATAACGAATGCAATCACCCAAACCGTCTATGTGTGCATATTTTTGTTCAGTGTATTTTATTAATTTCTTGCGTGTAGCATCTTCGAAATGATAAGTTCCCAATGCTTCTAGTAATAGTTTATCTTCAGGTTTAACTATCAATCCACCTCTGTTAATGAAGGCATTTGAGGTATTATCAGTATCAGTGATCAATGGATTACTTTTACGTGTGTTGACGATTGTAAAACCATATTTCTCTAAAATGATTTTATCAGTAATACCGAATGGACTTGTAGTATCACGGTTTAACTGAGTACCTGACATATCGATAATACTATTGATTCTACGCTTAGGGAAATCTAAACGAATTGCTTGAGCGATACCTTCAGTTGAGCAATCTGGTATGGCATAACTCTTTAATACTTCAATCTTACCATTAATGTCACCGGGCTTTGTTACTTGTGCCACCACTGCTGCCATTCTTCGTTTGTTGAAGTCATGGAATGTGTAAAGATCACCATTTCTATCAACAATGTCTCTGGTATATTTCGTTTTATCCCATGTATAGAAAAATTGATCGGCAACTGATTCCCACTGACACATATAATCTTGAGCGAATTTTAATGGACTTAATATGCGTTTTTGTTCTTCAATGAACT